GGCGGCGTACTCCGCCTTACCGACGCGGTTTTTAACGCGATGGGATGCGACAATGCTTCTCGCGAGGTTGCCTTGCCGAACCGGGGCCAGCCTTTCCGCTTGCTCGCGAATAGGCTCCGCCGCGCGCCGCAGCGCCCGGATAGCGACGTTCCGAGCGGTGGCGCGGCTCATGTCAAGCAGCGTGGATTCAAGCTCCTTGAAGCCTTCTACGCGCATGCTGACTTTCATCAATCCGCCCTCCGGGCCGCCGTGATTTCAAGGAAGCGGTTGCGCCCGCCCATCTCCTTGACACCCGCGATGTTCCAGACATCGCCACCGTACAAAAGCCGATCCTTGGCGGTAACGGTTCGGGTCAAAACCGAAGATCGGATCACAAACCTAGATTGCATCGAGGCCCCGACCTGTTGCGCCGCAAGCAATTCACGGTCTGACAAGTCGGTCTTTCCGGCAGCGACGGTGGTGAGCGCCGACCACGTTTCGACCGCGCCGTTAAATTCGTCATACGTGACGGCGGCGCGCTCGATAGTGAGGCGATCATCGAGATCGCCTGTCTTGGTCATTACTTCTTCACCTTCACGAACGCCACAAACAAGGCCGTGACGGCGGAATAGGTAAGGCTTACCTTGCCAAGATCGCCGCCATTGCGGAAAATCATGGGAAGCGGCGGGATAACAACCTGACCACCTGCCGGGACAGACAGGACGATGTTCTGCTTCGCGAGCGTGCCCTTGGTGCGATCATCTACCGACGTGTTGGTCGGCGGAACGTTTACGGTCACACTCTGCGCCGCAGTGTGGTTGTTCCGCACGATGATGCAGACGTCTGCCGCATAGACGAATTTATCGCCCGCGGCGTCGGCGTTATGAAAGGTCATCACCGTCCCGCCCTCGGCGAAAGCGGCCTGTACTGCACGGTCTGCCATCTTCGGCTCCTTTCGGTTTTAAACGAGAATGGCGCGATACGGCGCAAGCAGCGCCGAAACCGCCATGGGCAATTCTGCTTGCGGTTGTCCCACCGCCTCGCGATTTTCGTACCAGTGCGAAACCAGCATAAGGATCGCATGGCGGATGGCGTCCGGAACAGCCGCCGACGTGCCGCCGTAGCCTGCGACGAAGCGCACGCGAACCGCGTTCACCGCCTCAATCGTCGCGGGCCAATCGTCCTGAGGCACAACCCACGCGGTCGGGCTTGCGGCGTCGAGAATATAGCTTGTCACCACAAGGGACTGCGCCGCCCCGCTCGGGTCGTCGTAGTTGACGTCGACGATGGATTGCACTGGTCCCAGGTCGATTTGAATTTCATCGGGCGGGAACGCATCAAGCGTGAGTTCCCATGTCTGGTTGATAAGGCACCTGTTGAGAACCCCGGCCCGCGCGTCCAGGTAGCTTGTCGCTGCCGCGATCAGGCGATTGAGGATGGCGTCATCATCGGCGTGATCTACCCGGCATTGCGCCTTGGCCTCGGCCAGCGTCACCGGCGTTGCGGCGGGCGGCGTGATCAACCTGTAACCCATGTCAGTTCACTCGCGCCTGTATCGACGGTGGACGCCTTGCCGTTTGCGTATTGAACCGCCGCACGCGCGAACGACGGCGCGGGCCTGCGGGAGAGAAGACGCTGGCCGCGAGCGTTGCCACGTCCCGGCTTTCTGTAGCCGTAAGAGAAACCGTCAAGCCCAAGAGCGCCGTGAACGCCGCGACGTCCGCTGCCTCGGTGGCGGCGAGCGTTGCGATATGCGAGGCGTTTGCCGCGATTGCCGCGACGTCCGGGCTTTCCGTGGCAGAGAGCGCCGCCGTGGTGACGTTCCCAATCGAGGCTGTAATAGCCGCTGTATCGGGCGATTCAACCGCTGCCAAGGCTGCGACATGCGCCGCCGTCACGACAAAGGCCGCAACGTCTGCGGCTTCTGTCCCCGCCAGCGCGACGGTGTGCGCTGCGCTTGCAAGGATCGCGGCGACGTCTGCGGCCTCGGTGGCCGCAAGCGACGCCGAAACAGCGCTGCCGACAGTCACGGCGATTGCAGCCGTGTCCCTTGCCTCGGTTGCCGCCAGCGTGGCGGTATGCGCCGCCGTGAGGGACACCGCCGGGATATCCGGCGATTCAGTCGCGGCAAGCGAAACGCTTAGAGTGCTGCCGACCGTGGCAGCGATTGCCGCGATATCGCTTGCTTCCGTGGCGGCAAGCGTCGCGACATGCGCTGCGGTCAGAGAGACCGAGGCAACGTCCGGCGATTCAGTTGCGGCAAGCGACGCCGAAACAGCGTTGCCGACCGAAACAGAGATAGCCGCAACGTCACTTGCTTCCGTTGCGGCTATCGAGACGTTGTTTGCCGCAGCTGCATCCGAAAGAAGCAGAAGCAGCATGGATCACACTCCGGTAGCGAAAAAGGTTAGAGCGGAATCCACTGAGGGCGGTCGCGGAAGAACGCCTCGTAGCGCTCCCTAGCGTGCCCATCCTTCCACGCCTCGAACTCTGCGGTGCCGGGGTCAAACGGACACTCGACTTGAATGACTTCGCGGAACACAGCCCCGACAATGTCCCATGTCACTGTGCAGATGTAGTGGTCCTCATACGGCTCAATGGTCCAGGTGGCGTTACGGCTTTCGTCCTGGACGGCCCACATAGGATGAATTTTGTTCTGGTTCTCGTAATCCGCAGCGTATTCGTTGAGCAGTTGAGTCCACTCGGGCGACCCCGGCACATGCTGAGGGTTCACCTGCTGAGGATAGATGCACCTATGGTTCATGGTAATTTCGATTTCAAGCTCCCGCACAGAACCAATAACGCGCAGGTCTTTCGCCGTGGCTTGCATGCTCAGTCTCCTTAGATGAAGGTTGCGTTTACGATACCATCGTTTGCGGCAAGCGGGGTTGTTCCTGTGTTTGCCAAATCTCTGGAAAGAGCTATAGCGATCCCTAAGCTGTAACGCTCGCCCGCGGGACCCACGTCAATTGGTAGAGAGCTGTTGGGCTGGACCGGGTAGACGTGTACCGGAGTATCAACCGCCAGATTAGGCGCGCTGTTTTTGTTGTAAAGTTTGAAAAAGAACGTCGTCGCACTGAGGTTATGGACCATGCAGGCCGTGAGAACCCCGACGCTAGTCTTGATCGATGCCAGATTGTTATCGGCTGTGGCGAAGCGCAGGAACGGGCTCCCGCCGCCTGCGGTCGTCGGCAATGGCGCAAAACTGCCCACTGCCGCCGTCCCCGCGCCGATTGTTACGCTTGGCGTGCCCGATATGGTGGCGGTCACGCTTTGGGCGCTTGGGAACGCGACTGGGATAGCTGACGCCGTCCCCAACTGCCGCACGCCAGCGATATAGACGCCGTTGTTCGTGAGGTCTTCAACCGAAAGGAACCCCAGCGTCATCGTGGTGCTGGACGCCGGCGCGGTGGTGCCATTGAACGCCCACAAGTAGACAAACAGTTCTGCGTTATCGTCCGGAATATTCTCGAACCGGGACGCGCGCGACGTGATCGGCGGGGTGGCGGTAGAGGCGGGCGGGAAATCACCCCAGTAAATGTTTCGGCCGTCGATCTGAATTTGCATCACGTGGCCAGCCGACGCTGTCGACGTGGTTGTGATGGTGGTGTCGCCCGAAGCCCAGCCGAACCGCTGTGCGTCTGCCGTCGCGGATGTCGCGGTCGTTCCGGAATACACCACGCGGGCAAAGTTGTGCCCGAACAGGTCCACCGTGGCGCTGCCGCTCGCGGGCCATCCCGCGACGGTGAACTCGATGGTGTCTGCGGTTGGGACGGACGCGATAGCGTACCGACCCGGAACGCCCGCCGCCCCAACGATAGCGCCAATGTTCATAAACTGACCGACATTGGCGCTCGTGAGGCCGTGACCAACGCGCGTCACCGTAACCGAGGTCGCGCTGTTGATAGTGGCCGACAAGCCTTCGCCGACGCGGTCCGCCAGCATCACCATAAAGTTGTTGTTGGCGATCCGCTGCGAGAGGGCAAGCCTGTACCTGAAGATGGCCGCCCCGGCAAAGCTGATCAGCGATCGGGCCAGAAACTCTTGCCTCGCCGAGGTGCCCATCGCGACCAAAAGCGCGCTTGACGCCTGAGACACCGTTACGCCGGTGCCCGCCGCCCGCTGCGTCATTTCGGGCGTCAGAAGACCGGAGCCGACACCCGCGAAGCTCGTAGACCAGATTTTGATCGGCGCTTGTCGGGTTACGAGACCGCCGTCGCTTGTCATTGGCGTAGTGGACCGGACGCGAGCCGGGGTGAGGCCGTCCGCCCCGCCGTCAAAAACTTTCGTGGCCTGATAGTCTGCCCCGGAAATTCGGTCTACGGCGACAGGGTTAACGTTCGCGCCGGTTGTCGTATTATAAGCCATCGCTCACCTGTGTTTTCAGGGCCACGCTATCAGGTAGACGGATGCGTGATCGTAGCGCCCGTAACCTGGACCGTCTGCCCCGACGTAAACGCGGTGCTTGAAACGACCACGTCTGTTCCGGACGTGCCCACGCTCAAGCCACTGACGATCACGGTGCCGGCGTTGTTCCTCAGCTCCGCAAGCGCGGCTGTCCCGGTCGCCGACGCCGTGGTGGATAGAGGCAGGCCCGCAAGCGTCAGGACGTTACCAGTCACAGTCGCCGGCGTGGTTTGAAGGTTCACCGTCGCGAGGACGCCGGTCGCGCCAGACAGCGCGGACGTGCCAATGACAAGCGTCGCGGCCGCAGTCCCGGTCGTCGGGATTGTCGGCGCGGTTGCGGTCCCGAGCGCGTTTAGAACAAGGTTCAGCCGGCTCGTGCGCAGAGAGGCGTTATAGATGACAGGCATGTTTCACATTCCCTTGTTTTCGGGCGCGGCCTTGCGCGCTTTTGTCCCGGCGGGTTTTTCCGCCTTTTGCTCTGGCACGGCGTACCCGTGCGCCAGCGCGTAAGCCTCAACCTCGCCGGTCACGACGCTCCCGGGCGTCAGGACAAGGCAATCGCCTTCCGGCAGAAAAAACCGGAAGCGCGTGGTCACAACGGCCATGATGGCTCCATAGAAAATGGCGGGGCGGCCCGAAGACCGCCCCCACTCGCTCACCAATCAGGTGGTGGAAATACGCAAAAGCTTGATGGCCTGCGAATTCCGGATAATGCCGCCCACGCGCTTGCGCACGTGGAACCGCACGAATCCCGGCGCAGTCACTTCATCGCGAGTGATGCGCATGCCCACACGGTCGACGATCAGATAGCCTTCCCGGAAATCGCCGAAAGCGACCGGGAAAGCGTTCGCCGCCACGGCCGGCATGTCTTCGGCCTCGACAACCGGGAAGCCCGCGAACGTGCTCGGCTGGCCGAGCTGGAGCGAGGACTGCCACAGATACTGGTTGTCGGTCGCCTTGTACTTGCGCAGCGTGTTCAACACGGCACGCGAGACAACCCAGACCGCGTTGGGGCGGTAACGGGCGCGAAGCGCGTACACGATATCAAGGAACGTGTCTGCCGAAGAAGGCATGGCGGCAGCCGCGCCGCCGGGGATATATTGAAGCGTGCCGAACGCGCGCGTCGCGTCGCCGGTTGTGACCGGAGTCGGACCGGCCAAGAAGCCGGTCGGCCGGGCCGTGCCGTTGCCAGACACAAACGCGGTTCCTTCGCCCTGCGCAATCGCCTCCGCGCAACTCTCCATCAACCACTGTTCGACATTGAAGAACAGGTCGTCAAGAGACTCCTCGGTGGCCTGCGGATAGGCGTAAGCCGTGCCCATAGTCGGCACCCGCTCCGCGAAGTCAGAGGTGTTCGTCTGCGTTCTAGCCGAGCCTTCTCCGATCCACGCGAACGCAACGCCGTTAACGTCGAACAGCTCCTTGTAATCGGAGGTGCCGACCGAGCGGACAGTTGCGATCTGACGAATCGGAGAGATGTCGACCGAAAGCCGCGCGATGGTGCTTTCGATTTGCTCGGGCAGCGCAAAGCCACCAGCCGAACCGGTGCTGGTGATCACCTGAGCGGCGCGCGATTCCCAGCCATCATTGCCGATCTTGGTTGCCATCTCCTTCTGCGCGCGATGCAGTCGAACCTGCCGTTCGTGGTCAGAAGGGGCACGAAGCCAAGCGCGAAGTGCTTCGCGATGCTCACGGGCTTCCGGGCTGTCAACCTGTTCGTTGCCGAACGCGCCGGGTCGCGCCGCGCGCGTCTCTGCAAGCTCAATGCGCTTCTTGAGGTCTTCAAGGTCATTCAGCACCGCATCGATCTTGTCGAGCTTGGCGCGGGTCTCCGGCGTCACGCCGCCCTTCTTGATTTCGGCGATCTGTTCATCGACCGCCGCGCGGTGAGCGTGAACAGCCTCGCCAATACGGTTGATCGTGCCCGCGATCTCCGAAAGAGCGGGCTTTTCGCTGATCCCTTCCATGGGACTATCTCCTGAAATTGAGTGTTGTGAGCAGCCCGAGGGCTGCGGCTCCAACGCGCTCAACCTCACGAGCGTCCCGCTCGTCGGATTCGATGCGCTTCACCTGCGCCACGAAAGCGCGGGCCGCGTCACGCGAAAATCCGGCCGCATCCCGCAGCACGGCTTCCGCCTGACGAATAGTTGTGATCTTGCCGATGTCGGCGGCGCGAACTGACGTCACACGCGCGGCGGTGTTCGCCGGGAAAGTCACAAGCGAGACTTCCCACAGCTCAATTTCTCGCACCTCGCGCACGCCAGTTTCAGTGTTCCATTCCGCGCTCTTGGTCATGAAGCCGATGCTCAAGCCATTGATCGCGCCCATCTTGAGAAGCTCGTAAGCCTTGCTTCCGCCGCCGGTCGCCAGCGCCAATCGGCCCTTCATGTAAAGGCCGTTATCATCCTCGCGAATCTCGGACCAAACCCCGATAGGTTCGTTGGCGTCGTGCTGCCAGAGCATCGCGGGCATGGTGCCGGCCGCCTTGTGCGCGGCGATGGACGCGGCAAACGCGCCAGGCATCACAACGTCGTCGTAACTGTCCTGCACTCCAAAGACGGAGCCGTAGCCTTCAACCGCGCCGTCGATGTCCGCGCGCGCCTCAAATGAAAAGGCCCGCTGTTGGCGGGCCGCGACTGGTTCAATCATCTTGACTATCCTCCGGCGGCGGATCGCCGCCATCTACAGACGCGACGTTCCCGCCGCCTCCGGGGTCGACGCCGGCAATGTTCGCGGGCGACCAAAATTCATTGCCGCCATCTACGGCGTCCATGCCAAACGCATCGCGGATTTCGTTTCGCGTCATGATCTGCATTTCAATCATCGTGCGCGCCCACTCCGCGCGGTCCTTCATCGACCCTTGGGTGAGGTAGCGCGTGTCGAACTCGACATAGAGCGGCCCCTCACCATCCAAGATGAATTCGTCGAGCCGCTGCCGCCAAAGTTCTAACCACGGCGCAAGCGTGTGCCGTTCGTGCGCCGCGAACATCGCTTCGGCGCTAGCGTAGGTCGCCGTCTTATCGCTATGGCCAATCATGATCGGGAAGACGCCAAACGCTCGCGCCACTTCCTCGACCTGAAACCGCCGCTGCTCCAAGTGCTGTTGATCGACGCCGCTCATGGCCATTGGCTTGTAGTCAAAGCCGTTGTCCAGAATGGCCGTGCCGTTCTTGTTGGTTGTCGTGAACTCTCGCCACGACGCCTTAAGGCGCTCGATGACCTCGACGCTCAGCTTGTTCGGCGTGGTGAGAACGCCCGCCGGACGGCCCCCGTTCGCATGCAGCGTCGCTTGCGTGCGCTCGGTTGCAATGGACAACCCCACCGCCTCCCGCGCCAGCGAAAGCGCGTCCATGCTCTTGATGAGTTCCCACCGGAGATTTGGGAGGTGCAAGACCTGTCCGGGACCAAACTCCCCGATCAAACCCCACTTGTCCCAGCACCGATAGACAACGTTGTACCGGCCCCGTTCCTCGATCTGGAAATTTCCCGGCTGTACCGGAATCAGCTCCCGCACCCGGCCATTGTTGCCCTTGACCTTCACGGCCAGCGCGTCACCACACAGAACCGCGTGCATCGTCATCGTGCGGCGAAACTCGAAAGACGTTTGCCACTCGTTTGGCCGCCGCGCCAAGAGCCGTTGCTCCGGGATGTTCGCCGCCAACTCCCGCGCGCCGCCCGCACGCTCGCGATACACGCGAAGCTGCGGGGTTGCGCACCCATCGGCGATCACCTTCGCGCACGCGAGCACGGCCGACACACGCAGCGCAGTTTGCAACGTGACGGCCTCGCCGGCCATCACCACGCCACCCCATCCCGCGCCGTCCAGAAGCGCAACCGTTTCGTCAAGCGACCGCGTTTTGCTTCGCGTCGACAGTTTCCCCATGCCAAAAAATTCGCGAAGGCCCATCATACGAACGCCATCGCTGCGCTTTCGAGATAGGACGGGCTTTGCCGCGCAGTCGTGGCCACTCCGATGCTCATGGCCAACGCCACCATTCCGTCGATGCGGCTCGTGGCCTTGTCTTTGGCAAACATCCGGTGCCCTGTCCTGTTTTGCTCGTACACCACGCTGGCCGCGCCCATTGACTGGACCGGATTCGGATCAATGCGAATCCGCCCCTCCAAAAGGGCCGCCTCCAGTTTCAAAATGCTGTCCGGCATCCAGAGCGCCACTTCCTCAGCGCCGGTGACTCCGAGCTTGTCGGACTCTTCCTTCTTGTCGATCACCCGACGCTGAAAGCCCTGCGGGTGAACCACGCAAGGCAGCGTCGCGCCAATCTCGCCAAGCTGGTCGTTCAATCTCTCAAGCCCGTACTGGTCGCAGCCGATGATCTGTGGGTCGTATCGGGCGCACAGACCGGCCAGCGCCTCGGCCAGCCAGCGGTATGACACCCTGGGGCCCGGCACGGCCTCAAGATAGCCAGCCTTTTCCCATTCGACATATGGCGCGCGGTCCGCCTTGGCACGGTCGGCCAGCGTGTCCCGCGGCGTCCAGAACCACGTTTTTGACACGAACCGCCAAGCGTCGGGCGTTGAATCAACAACCCACGTTAGCGTGAACGCGCACAAGTCCTTGGACCGCGAAAGGTCAAGGCCGCCGAACGGTCGCAGCTCCTGTTCGCACAGCGCCTCCGGGTCAATCTCATCTGGTGCGGCAAGGCATGCCTGCCAGACCTTGCGCGGGATCGCGGACTTCTCCGATTCCGTCCACTCGCAGAAGTGCAGGCGGCGCACCAAGCCCTCTTTCGACGGCATGCCCTTGGCTTCGGCCACCTGTTCGCGAATGAACGGCAACTGAATCGAAACCCCGAGATTGGGGTTCGCTTTGACCCAGCAACTTTCGTCTTCAAACGGATCGTCGCCTTCGTCCAGCGCGCACACGTAGGAGAACCAGGCGTCGTTGGCCTTGTCGCCAGTCGCCACGTCGATTGAATATTGGTGCTCGTTCCAGCACACCGACAGCCGGTCAAAGCCGGAGTTGGTGATCTCGAATAGCAGCGCCTCCTGATTGCCTTTCGTGCCGGCGCGAAGCATTTCGATCACCGAGTTATCGGGATGCTCGTGCACCTCGTCGATAAGCGCGCAATATGGGCGGATGCCGGACTTGCCTTTCTTCTCCGAGCTGATCGGTTTGAAAAACGAAGCCTTTGACAGGTCGGTAAGTTGCCAGACCGGGTTGATGCCGGACGCGACAAGGCGGCGCTTCAGGCCGGGCGAGCGCTCCCACATTGACACAGCGTCACGAAACAGGATCGCGGCTTGGTCCTTGTCCGTCGCGGCACTGTACACCTCCGCCCGCAGCTTGCCGGTCGCGGTGAGCATGTAGTGACCGATACCGGCGGCCATCGGGCTCTTGCCGTTGCCTTTCCCTATTTCGACAAAGGCGCGGCGGAACCGTCTCAGCCCGTCCAGTTTCTTCCATCCGAACAGCGAGCCGATGACAAAGCATTGCCACGGCTCAAGCGTGAACGGCACGGCCACGCTCTCGACGTCGCCGTAGTCGTTACGGACTTCTCGCTCTACCGTCAGGACGTCGCCAAAGAATCCGATAGCCCGGACGCAGGCGGCGACGTCCCACACGAGATCGTCGCGCTTTAGGTCCGCCAAGTGCCGCGCGCACGCCGCCCGGACGTAAGGCCCGGAGATGATATTTCCGGCGGTGACTGCCATCGCATAGGCGGTGGCGGGGTCGTCAGGCGAAGTATTTTTTCTCGGCGTCTTCGGTTTTGTCGGCTTCTTTGCCGGCATGAATCCTCGCACGTGCCGATGGGGTCATCCCAAACTCGGCGGCATATCTCACCAAGTCCGACGCCGCTTTGTTGGCGATGCCGAGCAGCGGGTTTTGTATGGCGTTGCCATTGGTGGTCTTGATCAGCAGGCCCTTGGTCACCTTGTCGCTCTGCGCCATCAAGTTCATGGCTTCCGTGGCCTGCTTGAACGTGGCCCAGGACTGGCAATAGGCGGTGAGCGCCGCGATGTCCGCATCCGACAGGATCCGGAGATTGAACAGCATCGGAGCCACCCGGCCCCACTCAACCTTGGCCTCGTCGCACAGGTGCGGCGGCGGCATGGGTAGCGACGGCTCCACCTGAATGGTATCAGCCTGCCTGCGCTTGACTTCGCCGCGCGCCGTGCCCCTGACAAGCTTCAGGTGGCTAGGAAGCGGCTTGCGACCGCGCATCAGAATTGCCTTGAATTGGAGCGTGCGGGTCAGTGTTACACTGCCGCTGTGCCGAAGGGTGTTCGGCCATCGCTTGCTTCGCACGCTTTGGATATGGCTTGGCAAGCGGCGCGATCTGAACGCGCATCGCTTCATCAAGCGGCATTAGGTAGATGTGCTTCCATTCAATAGGAGCCCACTCAACGGCCAATCCGGATTTCTTTGAGATTTTCTCAGGGCTTGCGGTGCCATAAAGACTATGAGCTGTCCTTTTGTGTGTGAACCGACCATTTATGAGAAGTTCACGCTGCGCCTGTGACTTGCCGGCATAAATCCAATTTCCGGCTTGATAAATCCCGCCATGATGATTTTGCTTTGGGTCAGCATAGGAAACAATCAACCGTAAGCCGGGGTTTGCTTTCTTCAGAAAGCGTATAGCAATAGCTTTAATTTTGCTTACGGGCGCACTATGCTTTTTCAAGGCAACCCGCACCAATTCAACCGCCTCATCTTGTCTTAGGTGATAGGCGGAAGAAAGCCGGTTATTTGCACCACGCCCAAACAGCACTACCCCCACAAACTCGCCGCGCTCCCAAGCGCCGACCTTAGCCAGCTTTCCCATTGGCACCGTCCCGCTGTAATGCCAATTCTCACACGCATACCGGGCCGCTTCGTGCGTTGCCCAGTCAATACGAAGATCAGCCTTGGCCATGTTCCCTCATGTCGAAGGCTTTACCGCAGTGCGGACAATCAACCATTTTTGGCGCAAGTTCATCAAGGCGGCCCTGATCTGACTCCAGCCCCGGAGCAAATTCTGGCACTACTGTTATCACCTTGATTTCATCAGCCGAGAATCCCGTCAAGGCTAAGTCGAACCCCATGCCCGACAGGTCGCCGATTTCGACGGCGAGCTTCTCCATGTCCCAGCCAGCGTTAAGCGCCAGCTTGTTGTCGGCGATCACGTAGGCGCGCTTCTGGGCGTCGCTCCAGCCACGCGCCACCATGACCGGCGCGTCGGCCAGCCCAAGCTTCTTAGCCGCCAAGATGCGTCCATGGCCAGCGATAATCATGCCGTCCTCGTCAACCAGCACCGGATTGGTCCAGCCCCACTCGCGCATCGACGCGGCGATCTGGTCGACCTGCTCAGGGCTGTGCGTCCGCGAGTTTCGGGCGTAGGCCACCAGCCCG